CTTCCACAGCATGTTTCAGCTCTCAAGGCTGACACGCAAGGAGGTCAAGAGGCTTTGGATCTGCTCCCAGGAGGGAACTGTGAGTTCATTGGGGTCGTTGATGCGAGGTTTGCGAACTTTGCGCCATCTACCAGTGACTTACGGCCTTCTATCTTGTTCGATCGAGTGCGGGAGCATGTGCGAGAGCCGGCGGCTTTGTCACCGTTCGACAGACGGTTGGAACATTTACCGGATGAGAAGCTCAACTTGTACGCGTGTGGACAGGAGAAATATACTGGTCGCACGCCCTTGTTCGATGAAATGGAATGGGAGCGTGTGCGAGAGTATCTCCTACAGAAGACGATGGGAGTTCAACCGGCTGGAGTGTGCCGTGTGTTGACATTGGATGAGGCTGTCTCAGGATTGCCTTATGAGTATTTTGATGCTCTAAATCCGCAGTCATCGCCCGGCTATCCTTGGCGGGGTATGCGGAAACCTGGAATGAAAGGAAAGGAAACTTTTCTGGAATTCTTGGAGGGACCGCAGACCTGGCGGATCCGAGAGAACGAGGATGGACTCTTGTTGCGGAGAGCTGTTGAACGGTACATTGCGAGGGCGAAGCGTTTGAAGCGGACGGAATCAGCGTGGACTGACTGTTTGAAGGATGAGTTGCGACCGTTGGAGAAAGCCCGACTTGGGAAGACGCGCTTGTTCGTGATGTCGAACTTGGTCTATCTTCTGATTGGACGGATGTATACTTTACCGTACTTGGCCGCTCTGAAAAAGGGCAGGTTGGTGACAACGCCAAGTGCTGTGGGTATAAATCCAGAAAGTTGGGAATGGACCAAGTTGGCGAGAGATTTGCTGAGTGTTTCGCCCCATCTCATGTGTTTGGACTACTCGAACTACGATGGCTCAATTGGATTTCAACCCAGTCAGTTGCACGCGGAGCGCGTTAACTGTTGGTTTGAGACCCATGACGCGTCGTGGAGCGAGGAGGACAATAATGTGAGATGGGTGTTGGAGCACGAGGGCTGTCATGCGATGCACGTGTTTAGGGGCCTGTGTTATATGACGACTCATGGCAACATGAGTGGTCGTTTTGACACGGTTGACCTGAACACGGATGTCGGCGAACAGGCGCTATGTTATGCATGGCAAAAATTGGCACCTGGCGAATGGAAGAGCTTTGCGAAGATGGAGAAGTATGTGCGGATGGTGATCTACGGTGACGATAACATCGTGGCTGTAGCACCTGAGGTTACTAGCTTCTTCAACGGTGCTGGAATTCAACAAGTGTTGGCGAAGGTTGGTATGACGGTTACAGCGGCGGATAAGTCGGGAGACATACCCTTCGTAGGAATTGCAGAAGCGACCTTTCTGAAACGGGGTTTCAGGAAGCAAGGACCTCTGTTCCTACCAACAATGGATTTGGACACGATTTATGATCTCACGAATTGGATCCGTGAGACAGACGAACCGGAACGGCAACTCATGGAGAATCTTCG